TCGGAGTTCCAGAAAATTACACTCATGAAGTAAACGCGGGTGTGAGTAGATGGTTCTTTGATGTTAACGGAAATCCTGATTCTAATGGGGGTGAATATTTAAAAGCACCAGATGGTGACATTCCATTTTCCAATAATGACTTGTTGTGTCTGGATGCCTCGTTATGCTGATCAGTTGCATAACCTGCAGCTTCTAATGGTGATAGCCCGTACCAATCAGCATCGTTATCATCAGTGGGGTTCGTTGTCCTTCCATGCATTATCATATGATCGTCACTACGACCTAAATCAGGATTTCCGTTAACATCAAAGAACCATCTACTCACACCCGCGTTTACTTCATGAGTGTAATTTTCTGGAACTCCGAATTTGCCGGGTGTGCATTTTATTCTAAAAGGTTTAGGCAAATGCAATTCTGTAATGTCACGACTCATAAAAACAGTTGCATCTTGATAAGCGTTACCAAATAAAAAATAATATGTTGCATAAGTTTCAAGAAAATGAAAGCCTGACATCATTTTGTTTGGTCTTTCAAGCAATGAGCTTAGGTTATGCCCTTCTACAATCTTTTTAGTTTTTCTGTCTATTACTTCAAATTCTACTGCGGCAAACATTTTTGCAATACGGTTAATGCAAGCAAATACTATTGAGTTTAATTTATACCCTTCGTGGGCTAATTGAGATAGGTCTCTCGATGACCATTGAGGTATACCTTGTTTTAACTTCGTCAAATTAGCAGCGTACAAAGCAGCTTTCATAGATAACGAGTGGTATTCTCTCTTGGTCAACGTTACTTTTTTATTTTTACTGAATGGCCACTTCATTATCGTCTAACCCCTAATCGTCTAACCTTTGGTTGAAATTTATTTGAAATTATTGGCTTAAAAAAAAGCAATCATAACAGCATCAGCTTTATTCGGAGACTTTATTCCACGCTTTGCCATTTTCTTTTTAGACTCAATTTGAATTCTACCAGCATCATCATATTCAACAAGTGGCTGACTTAATTCTGTTATCAATTTATTGTCTCTTGGTAATGAGACTAATTCACTGTGATCATAATCTTCAACCCCTGTTACATATTTGTATGTTCTATGGCACCTTTCCCTAAATTCCCACCATAATTTTGCTTTAAGATTGGCGAACATATCTTTATTTAATCTATCTGTATCAGCGTATTTGCCCGGCATATTTTTTGATCCAACATTAACGGGTGTAAATTTCATTGCAGAGGTATTACCTTTTGCTCTTACGCCGGCACCGACACCTATTGAATCATATAATATGTGTTCACCACCAAAATGTAAAACTCTTGTTTCTGCCATGTTGGCTGTTACTGTGGTATCTACGCCGTTCCACTCCTCAACATTTTGCACTGTTGTTCCATGCACTAAGGCTAATGCGTTACTGTCTTGTCCTTCTTCATCAGCAACGTCCAACCCGCCGCGTTGCTCTCCTTCAATATCTAACTTTAACCCTACGCAAGCCTTAACCCATTTAGCTGGTATGCATATACCCACCATTGATGATGCATAATCCCTATCGACTTCTTGTGAGAATAAATGCATTAAACCTTGGTCTTCTGCATTCTTACGGCGTTTATCATACCATTCTTGTGTTTTTAATGGGTGATCACTCCAATCCATAATAAAAACATCGACAGCACCACTAAATCTTTTCCGGTAAAATAAATTACCTGTACCATTTACAGAAGATATATCAATTTGAATGTTGGTGTTATCGCCCAATGCTGCTTCAATTAATTCAGCATGTTGGTAATGTGCCGATTCATCTTTGAAATATATTAACTTACGCCCACCTCGGCCAATATTGTCCCCACCTTCACCGGTAATTGTTGAATTGTTTTCTGGGTTAATACACTTCATGAAAGTTAAGTGATCTTTTGGGTTTAATCCTATTGGCAATAAGAACGATGGTAAATATCTAATAAACGCTCTTATTTTCTCAAAAATAGTATCTGGATCACCAATGCGATCAACAAGCAATTCTTTACGTGAACCCCATCCAACTGAAGAACCATCAATAAAAAGCCATAGCCATACACTAAAAGCTGTACCGATTACTGTTGCACCCATGTCTCTAGACTTTTCAACAAGACCGCTTTCTTGCTTGTGTAGTTTTTCCATCAGCCAGTTTATAAACTCTTTTTGTTTTGGAAATAACGATAAAGGCATTAATGTTGGTAATTCAGGGCCCTTAGTTGCATTTCTTGGGTCGTATGTTGTACCCCAATCTTCAATAAAAGCTATAGGATTGTCTTTATAAAATGTTTTTAAAGCAAGTTGTGCTATAGGGTCATTGTTAATTTTTTTGACCCTGTTAATTCGTTGCCGAAAAATATCGGTGTAATCAGGTGCCCAATTCAAAATTAAAGGACCGGGGTTGATATACCGAGATCACCTAAAGAAGCTTTATCAAAAACTATGATTTCAGCCTCAAAAAATATATCTCCTGTACCAACTTCTAGCGCGCCCTCAATCACTATATCCATAGGGCCATTTACGCCGAATAGTGATGGCAATGATCTTGGCCCACCTTGAAATGACATTTCACGCTCTATCGTAAATGGCGATGTATTGCCAAGCACTATCTCTGAAGCCTTGACTCTAATTCTTGCGTTTTTATTAGCGTCTACACCAACGGTTGTAATAGAGAATAATGCAAACTTACCATCCGCTATTGAAATCATTCCTTGTTGAGAGGCGCCTTCTCCAGCACTCATAAATGACATTGCAGGGTTACTGGCTGAGTTTGATGTGAATGTTACATCACCAACATTTACAAGAGTACGATCACTACTTTTAACAACTCTTGTTTTGTAAACTCTACTAAATGATTTTAGAGTGGTTACGGCGAGTCTTCCGTCAGTTGGGTGAGCTGGTACAACATCAGTTTGAGGGTCGTAGTTAACATCAAGGCCCTGTACAAAATATGTTAAATCTGGATTTGTTACTAAGTTGTCAGCTATGTTATCGCTCACAATATCAATTGTACCCGCAACGCCGTGATCTAAAAAGCCTTGGTAAATTAAATCTGGCCCGTTCCAAATGGTTTGGAATGTCGTTGTTGTTCCGATCCTCTGAGCAAATTTAGTTATTAAGTCAGCCCCTTCAATCATACCTAATTTAATTGCAAGTTTTGGATCATTAAGAATTGATAAACCTGATGCAACCGCCATGCTATTCCCCTTTCATTGTGGCCATATAAATTTTTGACGCTTCATCTGCGCTCATTTTTTCTGTTATCTTTACTTCGTCAATTATTGATAACCTTCCACTTATATTTAAATTTTCTTTAAAAGCACTTACTGATTGATGTTTACCAAGTAACTCAAGATTTTTTGTTTTGTTAGGCCATTTGATTTTTCGCAGAACACTTTCAAAGTCTTCGTCGTCTCTGGTCATTGTTACAATATCAATTCCTTCAATATTTTGACGCCAAACTTTTGGCCATTCTTTAAGGCTCTTAAACGACTTCAAATCATCGTTCAGTATGTCAATGATGTCTAACTCATCTATTTCTTTTAAACGCCTTAAAACATACATAGCGTCGATATTGAACTCCTTTTTAGAGATTATATCCTTTGCTTTTTGCAGTTCTTCTATCCTTAGGCGGACATTAGGTCGATTGTGAACTTTGTCAGCCTGGACACTTAAAGAGTTTTTATTTAATTTTTCCCAAGCATAACCAGCTTTTTTATATGACTCAACTTTCCTTTTTGGGTTTAATACGATTGCTTGAGAATAAGCCTCTTGTTTAACTGTACACTTTCTCATTATTTTAACTCTATTACCCGTGTTGATTTGGCTCTGTAAATAAACTAATTGTAACTTCTAAGTTAGCAGATCCAACATGTCTGTTTTTTATTTCAATTATTTGAGTGGTGTTTTTTAATACTGTTAAATTTTTTGATAGTATCGTTTCATTTAATCTAATCATACCTGATGAAGCCTCTGTACCAATAACATCTATACCAAGTGAAGATATAAGCTGCGCCCCTATATCGGTTATATCGGGGTTAACAAGTAGTTTAACGCCTGATGATGATGATACCATTCTATTCATGGGTATTTCATTTACTAGAGTGCCTGTTTGATTATCTATCTGAGAATCGATGTGCCATTTCCATGTTAATAGTGATGAACTTCCACTGAATTCTATTTTAGTTAACGCAATGTCACTTGCACCGACATTCAAGCATAAGAAAATTATGTCATTTTCACTTAGTCCATTAGCTGAATAAACATAAGCAAAATTTCTGCCTTTTCTCCAATTTAATTCGTCCATTGTTTCCACTAAAACAGCCATCATTTACCCCTTTAAATTACTTACTCCGCCTTGCCAATCTATCTTCAATATCAAGATTTAACTTTTTAGTGTTAAACCAGTGACACCTTACTAATAATAGTACAATAATAAAACTTATCTAGGGTGAGGATATTTTCATTATTTATGAATTTAATATGAATACTATAAACCTTTTAAAATCTTAACAACTTCCTCATTTGATTTTATTATTTTTTGGTAAGCGCAAGCTTCTGATTTTAGCTTTATCCTTTCACATTTTTTCTTATTAATTATAGATGATATTACTAGGATAAAAAACATAACTACTATCCACATTAAGTCGCATATTAAGCTTTCCATTATTAGCCTATTTTATTTTTAATATTTATACTAGTCTTGGTTTAACCTTTCCTTTACCACATTAATAAATTTCTCAACTGCCTCTATTCTTGCTTCATTTACATCTACTTTTTTTTCTTTGTGAAAAGTTTTTATCATAAAAACAATACCAATAATACCAAAGAAGAATGAGAGAATTACACCGATACCTGGTGCATTGTGATTAATATAATCAAACCAATGAAAGTGGCTACTTGCGCCTGATGTTACTGCGAGCCCGGTTGACCCAATAGCAAATACTTCTTGCGAATTTATATTCATGCTTATTTTTTCGCCCTATTTCGTTTAGATATAAATTTACACCTCCTACGATTACGAATATCAAGGACATATATAAACCTCTGTATTCTCCCAGGTGCATTATTATAGGCTGTATTAAATCCATTATAAGATACACCCAAAGTTAAAAGATACATTATAAGAATAATTTCATGGTAATAGCTATAAAAAAACATAGTATAAGTAGATAAAAATAAAGGAGTTTTTTCTAGCTGAGTAACCATCATGCCATGAGTAATTACTGTAAATATTAATATGAAAAAGTGGTATTTGTTCAGTTTATCGAAAGGGCTTGATAATAATATAAGTAATGAAAAAACCCCTGTGATTTGGAGTATTATATAACACTGATTAACCCAATCTTGTTTGTAGTTATTTGAATTAATATCTAATTCTGGAAATACAATACCTGATAAAAAATATAAAAATAAAATAAACGAATGTACTTTATATTTTCTATCGCCAAATGAACAAATAAATAAAAACACAGCAGCCATCGGAAAAGCTAACAACCAGACTGTTGTGTTTATTATATCGTGGTAATTAAAATACATACTTATGCTGGTGGCTTCCCACCATTAGGGACTCCATCGGGTTCTTGATCTACAGGTTCTTCATTTTGGTTTACTTTGTATAGCATAGTTTTTTACTCATTTCGTTAATATTGTTGTTACTTTATCATTTTTATTACTGTGTTTAAAAGGTTAATTTAAATACACAAAGCTACCTTTTGATTTTATTTAAATTAATTTCACCTAAAAATCTATAAAAAATCAATATAAAGCAAAACAATAAAGCCAACTCAACACCAAAGAAAACATAATTATTCTCTATCTTAAAATGAGCACACACCATCAATGTAACTATTAAAACCAAAACAGAAATTAAAATTTTCATTTGTTTACCTTTAATTTTTTTTACTTGTTTTGAATGTAAATGTATTACCATGCTTATCCAACGACATTGACAATAACTGATCACCTGTCCCGTCAATTTCACTTATTGGTATGTCGATATTACCTCCTAGCCTGTTAATTAAAACTATTATAAGTTGGTCTTTCATGTTATCGATAAATTGTGCATGCTCTGGTGCTTGTTCCCTGGCTAAATCTATTCCTTGTCCCATAATAATACCTTAATCTGTTAAACAGTCAGTTGCGTTTACTGCAAATTCACGGTGTAAATTTGAAATCATCCGATTAATCTCACCAGACATCAAAATAAAATCAGCATCTAAACGAGCAAGTTTATCGTCACTATCTATATCATCGTTTTGGTTTAAAATTATGTCAAAAAACTTTAATTTTTTAATTGACAGGTCGTCGGATAATAAAAATGATATCGAATCATCCCACTCAAGAGATATCTTGGTAACATATTTTTCTGCGTCCAAATGGTTATGTATTTCATCCAGCGTTAAATCTTGGTTCTTAGCTTTTATTACACTAAAATCATCACCTAAACTAGTTAAAACAACCTCACTCCCTAACTGAAACATATCACCAAGGCAAGGTTCATTAAGCCAATCTGTCATAGTTTCATCAGGTGATTTTTCAGGTGATAAACTAGTGATAGGAAAAGAACCCAATGATTTTCTTAATAAAGCAATAAGATCCTCAGCTTTACTTCTACTTGATGAGTCAATGACGATTATATTATTTTCTGGGCTAATGTATGCCCGGGTGTCAGTAATTTTTGAAAATGCTCTTGGTAGCAACTCAAAAATAGCATCTTCTTTAAATTGTTCTTTTTCTTTTTTTGTTGCTGATCTTGATTGTTCAGCTTCAAGAATTTCAACCCTTTTATTTACATTATCTTTTATAACTTGCGCCGGCAATATCTTTTCTTCACGACGAGCGCAAATTAATAAATTACCACCTCCTTGGTGTACTAGTGCCTTACTATCGTTAGATAAACTACTAGTCCAACCAAAGTGTGATAACTCTGTTGAACTACATGGATGATATAATAACTCCTGTAATGCAGCCTCAAGCTGATCTTGGGTGTGTTTAAGTTCTTGAGTAAATGCGAATATGAATAAATTTTTAAACATTTTTATTTCCTAGTTTTGGCGGGATTAACCGCCAGTTAAATTAAATTTTTGAATGGTATATTTTAGATGGCGTATTACTTATTACTACCTTACCTTCGTGATGTTGCCAACCATTAGTATTATCCGTGTTTACCGTTTCATTTTCGCAATTAATAACATAATGAATTTGGCAACCTGCAATGATCATACCTCCGACTTGAGCATACCAATTTGTCGATTTAGCGTTTGTTTTTACGCCAAGAATATCTCTATCAAGAAATATGCCTTGGAGTTTCCCATAGACAGATTTATAGCTTTCACCGTCCGGTGCTATAAACCAACTATCAGTAGTAATTAATACTTCTTTACCAATCATAAATTCTACTTGTGACTGTTCCATTTTATTTTTTCCTGTTTTGTTTATGGCGAACATTGCCGCCGGGTTTGTGTTAATAATTAATTGTTAATTTTGGTAATTTACCAACTACGGCTAATCTAACGAAATCCTTACCTTGCTTTGAGGTAAAGCCGTTATCAACAAGGACTTTTAAGATATCATTATGAACGACTCCCCGATATTTTTTGTTAGCCTCACGTGCCTCTGTTTCTCGTTTAATTCTTTGCTGTTCGGCTTGTTGACGTCTAATTTCAGCCTGCCTTGCTAATTCAATATCATTCAGCCTTTTCTTCTCGGCGCGTTGAGATTCAATTTTAGCGGCTACCTTGGCATTCTCAATTTGCTTTAATCGCTGCTCTTCTGCATATTGTTTTGCAATTTTCGCATCTTCTATATTTTTCAAGCGTTGTTTTTCTGCATTTTCGTTAGCAATACGTAATCGTTCAGCTTCTATTTTTGCGGCGATACGAGAATCTTCAATTTGCTGTAATCGTTGTTTTTCTGCATTCTCTGCAGCAATACGCGAGTTTTCAGCATTAATAATCTCTTGGTTAGCTTTATCAATAGCGTCCTGTCTTTCT